CAACAGGTGCTTTTTTGGTGCCAAAAGGTACTCAAGCACAAAGACCAGCAACACCTCAAGAAGGTCAATTAAGATTCAACACCACACTGAGACAATTGGAAGTTTATGAATCGTTGGGCGGTGGTGCTCCAGTTTGGAAGCAATTTAGATTATCTGAACCACAAAACATTGTGGTGCAGAATCTGGGCAATGGTGATGATATAGAAGTAAACTTTGGAATACTGAATGACGGGTTTGGATCGGGTTTAGGTTATCCTACAACTCCAGAAAATATTTTAGTTATGGTGGAAAATGTACTGCAAATTCCTAACACCAACTACACTTTAACACAAAATCCATGTGATGTAAACAGCAATATTATTTCTGCTGTTGATGATTATAACTCTACAGGAGTTGGTGCTTTTGTGAGTGGAAATGCAACATTGATTGATTGGCAAGAAAAAGGATATCATGTTGACCAAACTTTAATTGTGACTGGTTCGGCTACAAACAACGGAACATACACAATCACAGCAGTAACTCCGACTCATTTGAGTGTGGATCAACTGTTGAACAGTGAAGCAAACCTAGGTGGTGGAAACACTTTTAAAATGGATGGCAGAAGTTCTATAACAGGTTTAGCATATCCATCAGGTCAATATTTGACATTCGGAACAGCAGTTCCAACAGGTAAACCAATCACTGTTTTACACAACTTTGACAAATAATACCTTTTCTAAAATTCAATAAATACTAAAAAGGAGTCATATGGCAGTAACCAATGTAGGTAAGATATCAGGACCATTGTTAAAAGCAAATCTGACAAGAACTTCAGATTTAGCGTTTGAAACTGATCTTTTGTACATTGCACATACTAATGGAAGGATAGGTATCAGAAACGATGCTCCTACCAGAGAACTTTTAGTCAGTGGCGACGCTATTTACAGAGGCGATTTGATCGCTACAAATTCAGCCACATTCGGAAACATACAAGTTGACGGTCCTACAGATACTTTTTCCACCATGACTGGTCCTATCAACATGATTTCAGGATCCAGTTTCCAGATGACTGAATTGCGAACAGACAATTTAGCATTCACAAACAGTGGAATAAGAGCATATGCAGGCGATGATATTAAAATTTATCCAGGACCTGGCACAGGTATATTCAATATTCCATCAGATTTAAAATCCTATGGAAATATTCGAGCCACAGGCGATATCACGTTTGATGGGAATATTTTTATTGGTGGAGATAGTCAAGATGACACTTTAAGTTTTGAAGGTGACATAGAATCTGATCTAATTCCTGATCAAACTTTAACTTACAATATTGGACAAAATGATCAACGTTGGGGCAGAGTTGAAGTTAGATCCATGACAGGATTGAACGACATCACTGTGGACAACACAATTTCATTGGCAGGTGTAAGAGTCAACTTGGGCATTGAAAACAAATGGTATGTGAGTACAAATGGTACTAATGATCTAGCAGGTAATCACCCTAACTTTGCGTTCGGCACAATCAAACATGCATTACAATACATAGAAGAAAGCACAGCAGGTCCGCATGAATTACACATATTGCCTGGCACATACATTGAAGAATTTCCACTTGAAGTGCCTGCAAATACAACCGTAAAAGGCGCAGGCATCAGATCAGTAATTATTAAACCCTCAGTACCAAACAGATACAGAGATGCTTTTTTAATGAATGATGCTTCCATGGTAACTGATTTAACTGTGAGAGATTTTCATTATGATTCAAATCAAGATGTTGGTTACGGTTTTAGATTTGCTCCCAATGCCGGCATAGTAACCAAATCACCTTACATACAAAATGTTTCTGTGATCACCCAAGGTGACACACGCACAGCAGATGATCCAAGAGGATTCGATTCAGGCGATGCAGGCAGAGGTGCTTTGGTAGATGGTGCAGTGTTGGATACAGAATCTCCAAGAGCATCAATGCTGTTCAATGCTGTGACTTTTATTACTCCAGGAGCAGATGGAATCATCAGTAAAAACGGAGCAAGAACAGAAATCATAGACTGTTTCACATATTTTGCAGACACCAGTATAAAATTAGAAAGTGGTTCAGAATCAAGAATTATTGCATCAGCCAGTGTGTACGGCAACAAAGGTATCACAGCAGATGGTGTGGACACAAAAGGTTATGCCATATCTCACAACTTTGCTTATGTGGGCACAGGCAAAGATGTTGAAAATGATGAATCGTTGATTGATCAAAACAATGAAACAGAAGAAACCAACAGCGGAAGAGTTTATTACGTCAGTCAAGATCAAGGCGGAGATTTTAGAGTTGGTGATAATTTTATTGTAGATTTTGGCAAAGGCACAACTTCTATTTCAGTTAATGATGGTGACTTGGGTGCTTCCACATTGACTGTGGGAGTAGCAGGCACAACCACATTCATTGATGCCACTAAAATTGATGTGCCCGATTTTAGAATCACCAACAATACTATTCAAACACTTTCAAATGGATTTACGATCAGTGCGGCAGGGTCAAACTCGGTGAACATGAATGCCAATGTGTTGATGCCAAATGTGGACATAACTGGTAATGTGACCATAGGAGGATCAGCAATTAATTTTGGAAACGAAGCAGGAGACACAGTGGATTTTGCGATGGATTTTGAACAAGATTTATTGCCTAGCCAAGACACACAGAGCAACATAGGTTCCAACACAAAGCGATGGAAACAATTGAATTCAGCAAGATTCACCAACAACAGCATTGAAATTCATAACAATATTATTCAAGCCACAGACACCAATTCGCAATTGGAATTTAGAGGCAGTGGCACAGGCACAGTCAAACTGGAAGATGTAAAATTTAAAACCACCATCACTTCAGATCAAGGCGATGTGGCATTCAGTGCTGGCGGTGACACCACAATTATCAACACAAACAGTCACATTCAACTGCCTAAAGGCACAACTCAACAAGATCCTGGTGTGGGCAATGCTGTGAGATTTGACACAGATCTAAATGAATTTGAACTGTATTCCACAGGCAAAATTGCGTTGGGTGGAATTAGAGATGGTGATAGAGACACCAATATAGATTTAAACAGCAACAAATTCACTTTTTATGCCAACAATCAATATCAAGGAGAACTGGATGGTTCAGGCAATTTAATTGTGAATCGTTTCAGTTCACAGGATCAATTTGCAATAGATGGCAATCGAGTTACTGTGGGCAGTGCTCCAAATCCACAAGCAGGATTCACAGCCAATGGAGCAGGTAGTGTGGTGCTGGACACTGCCAACATTAAAATATCAGGCAGTACCATAGAAAACACTGTGGCTGATGCTGATATCACTTTCACAGGCACAGGCGTAAAACAGAACAGAACCATACAGTTTGACACAGTGAATGGATATGTGGGACCGTTTGGAACAGCAGTGGAAAGAGATACAAAAACTCCAAGATTGGGTGCTTTATGGTTCAACACAGACAATAATCTGTTACAAGTTTATGCAGGTGCGGAAGATGGCTGGGTCAGTTCCATTGGTGTGCAATCTGTCACAGTTACAGATGAAATTGCAAACGAATTAAACGTGGTGTACAACCTCATATTAAACTAGTACAAAATTAACCTTGTACAATATAATACCGAAATACCGATAAATAACATTAATGCTGTTATCCGACCAGATTCAGCAGGACAAACCGTGGTACAACCGACGAAGAATCTATGAACAGTGTAGAGTGAAAATCAGGTTGGTGGGACAAGATCCCCGTGCTTAAAAAGGAGTAAACAATGGCCGTTGGTCGAATTTCGGGTCAGCTCTTGAAGTCAAACCTTCTGCGTAATGGTGCAGATTTGGCCTTTGAGACTAACCTGTTATACATTGATGTTAATAACAACAGGATCGGCGTAAAGACCGCTACTCCGCAGTATCCATTAGACGTTAATGGAACAGCACGTACAGTAAATCAAGAAGTTACAGGACAGGTAAATGTAGGCAATATCAATATTGCTGGCAACACAATTACCACCACATCACCACAATTAAATTTTTCAGCCGCAGATGGCATTATCTACAACAATCAACTGTATGTGGATGATCTAATAATCAGTGGCAACAGCATTCAAGCCACAGAATCCAATCAGAATTTTGAGATTGTGACCAGCGGTACCGGCATTGTGGAAATTTACGGTAACACACAGGTAAACGGAAACATTCATGCCACTGGAAATATCAGAGCAGACGGTAACATTACCATTGGTGATTCAGACACAGATTCAATCACAATCAATGCTGATATCACATCAAATTTAACACCTGATGTATCAGACACATACAATTTAGGCTCACCAACAAAACGTTGGAATGAAGCATATGCCAACAATTTGACAGTGGACAATTTAACACTATCAGGCAACATCACTGTACAAGGACTGAATTTGACAGCACGTCCTGGCAAAGTGATATACGTGGCCACCAACGGAGATGATTCTAATTCAGGCACACACCAAAACGATCCTTATGCCACAATAGAACAGGCACTGAGTACAGCCGTTGCCGGTGATCATGTTTACATATATCCAGGCACATACACAGAAGATTTTCCACTAACTGTACCAACAGGAGTGTCAATCAGAGGAGATGGCATAAGAGCAGTAAAAATTCAACCAAGTGCTTTGACCAATCAACAAGATGCTTTCATATTGAATGGTGAAGTTACCATTGAAGATTTGACCATCACAGGATTTTATTACAACAGTTCAAACAACACAGGACATGCATTTAGATTNAATCCTACAGGAGCAGATGATTCCACAGGTTTTCAAGTTACATCACGATCACCATACATCAGAAACGTTTCAGTAATCACACAAGGTTCTGTGACCACAGCACAAGATCCAAGAGGATTTGGATCAGGAGATGCTGGTAAAGGTGCTTTATTAGACGGTGCAGTGGCAACACCTGCTTCAAACGAAGCCGGATGTTTGTTCCAGAATGCTACATTTATCACACCAGGTGTTGATGCTATCACACTGACAAACGGTGTGAGAGTGGAATGGTTAAACTCATTCACATACTTTGCGGCAAGAAGTATCTATGCTGTGGATGGTACAAGCGGTTTTGCTGAAGATGGCAAAACACAATTAAGAGTTTCAGGATTCTCAGGAACACCTGTAGCCGCAGGTCATATTATAACTTATTATGATGTGGATGGTGTCACTGTGTTGGGCACAGGCACAGTTGAATCTGTGGACAACGGAAAAATTATAATAGACGGCAAATCAACAGGTTTTGAATTGCCACCAGAAACCACTGGCAAACAAATCACTGCCAATGGTGACGCAAAATTAGATACCAGTGTTAAGAAGTTTGGACAGGCTAGTTTGCTGTTGGATGGAATAGGAGATAGTGCTTCTGTTTCAACCACAGCAGACTTTGGATTCGGCACTGGTAATTTCACAGTGACGGGTTGGTTTTATGCAACCACTTTGCAATCAACCACACTATTAGATCTAAGAAACAATCAATCAGTGGAAAATTCAATATTGATTAATTGTACAAACAATGCACCTAGATTGTATATTAATGGTGCCTATGTTTTAACAGGTACTCAAGGATTCAATTTAAACACATGGACACATTTTGCTGTGCAAAGAAAATCTGGTTACATTAAATTATTTGTGAATGGAGCCAATGTTGCTCAGGTGCGTACTCCTAAAACAATCACTGCTAATGGTCAATCAGCAGTAAGTTCTGCTCAATCAAAATATGGCAGTCAGTCAATTGTGCTGGATGGAGCAGGAGATTATCTCACTGTTGCTGACAATTCTGATTTTGGTTTCGGCGCAGGCAATTTTACTGCTGAGGCATGGGTAAGATTCGATACAACAACAGGCGTAAGAACTATTTTTGATTTTAGAAACAATGCCGCTGTTGACAACGGTGGTTGGTTGAGAACCTTAGGAGATTATGAATTACGTTGGACAGTGAATGGCTCAACAATTTTTAAATTTACATCTTTAAACGGTGCGCCATACAATTACAGCACAAACACTTGGCATCATATTGCTGTAAGTAGAGAAAACGGCAGAACAAGGTTTTTCTTTGATGGTAGACAAATTGGTTCTGAAGTTATTGATTCAATAAATTATGGAACATCAAAACCTTTAACCATTGGAGCAGATTATGCCGGAACAACTGCTGTTGATGGACACATTGACAATGTAAGAATCAGCACATCGGCAAGATATACACAAGACTTCACACCGACCAATGTAACAAATGATAGCACAACAGTTTTATTGATTGATTGCGAAGAAGGCATTGTGGATGTAGCAGACTTATATTCAACTGTCAACTTGGGTGCGGCAAAACCTTTGGTGATAGGAAACAACTACGACAATAATAATGGCTGGATTGGAAATATAGATGATGTTGTAATTTATAAAGGTCAAGCAATATATGACGATAGTTTTACACCACCAACCACCGAAGCAACAGGCAATCAAGACACTGTGTTGGTTGCAAGATTTAATGGACCCGATCAATCAACAGAGTTTTTAGACACAAATATTGTTATCCAAGACATTAGATTTTCTACAGGTGCAACTGCTACAAACTTCACATTGGTGGATTACACAGACTTTGGTGCTGAAGTACGATCAATAGCATCTGCTTCTATCTATGGAACATATGGTGCTGTGGGAGATGGTGTTGGTGTAAAAATGTATTTGATTTCGCACAACTTTGCTTACATTGGAAACGATTATGAAGTGGACAATGATGACACCACAGTGATTCAAGAAAATGAAGTTGTCACCACAAATCAAGCAAAAGTTTATTACTCTTCAGTAGACCACAAAGGTGATTTTAGAGTGGGTGATCAGTTTCATGTTAATCAAAACACAGGACAGGTCAATTTCACATCAGCATCATTGAACATCGATGTTGACCAAGCATTGACATTTACTTCAGGTCCAAATGTTACAGTGATATCAGGTAATTCAATTGAAACAGGCAATGTAAAAATTTCTGGCAATGAAGTAACAACCACATCAGGTGATTTAAATTTAGATGCTTTCAGTAATCAAATTAATTTTGTGGACAATGTTAATATTGATGGAAATCTCGATGTAACAGGAGATATCACAATAGGTGGCAATGTCACAATTGGTGATGAAACAACAGATTCAATCAACATCACAGCAGGCATAGGTTCAGATATTGTTCCAGCCGTTGACAACACATACAATATTGGTTCAACCACAAAAAGATGGAACACAGTGTTTGCCAATGAAGCACAGATTGATTCAGTTAATATTAATACAAATGTTATTCAAACCAATGACACAAACGCAGATTTAGAATTAAGAGCAAGTGGTACAGGTTCTGTGCGTTTTGAAAACTTCACGGTGTCCGGTGACACAATCACAAACGATTCAGGAGACTTTACAATTAATCCTGCTTCAGGAGTGTTCAGTGTGTCAGGTACAGGTTCAGTGAGAATTCCAACAGGCACAACAGGTGAAAGACCTGGTACACCAACAGCAGGCATGATGAGATACAACACAGACGATTCTGTGTTTGAAGGTTATGATGGATCAAATTGGATCACATTGACTGGTGTGTATGACTTGGATAGAGACACATACATCACAGCAGAATCTTCACCAGGTGCCGATGATGACACCATAAGATTTTATGCTGGCGGAGTTTTGGTAGCCAATGTGAATCCTACCAGATTTGATGTGACCACACTACAGGTTGATGACATTCAAATCAGCGGAAATACGCTGACAACCACAGGTGTTGACCAAGATTTAATCCTAAATGCTCAAGGAAATGGTAGCATCAGGATTGAAGACTATAAATTTGAAGGAAATGCGATAACTAATATTATATCTGCTCCGATTGTACTTAGAACAACCGGACAGGGATATATTGACGTGTCAGATTCTGGTGGGTTTGTGCTTCCAGTAGGAGTAACAGCAGACCGACCGCTTGTACCTGTAACAGGTATGATACGTTACAACACCGCAGATCAACGTGTTGAACTGTATGATGGAAATCAATGGGGTTCAATCGCAGGATCATCAGGTGCTGTGAGTATTATTGACGCAACAGAAATAGCAGTGGAATATGCACTGTTTTTAGGATAGGAAAATATGGCAACTAATTTTAGAAATTCTGTAACAAAAAATATAGGAACTGTGACCACACCTGTGTATGAAGCAGATCCAGGATCATACACCACAATCATTGGAATGGTTTTAGCAAACTTGACTGAATCAGTTGTGGAAGCCAGTGTGACTCTGACAGCAACTCCAGATTCAGTTACAGGATTTATTGTGAAAGATGTTTTGATTGCTCCTAATTCTTCTCTTAGAGTTTTAAACTCAGGAGAAAAATTAATTGTGGCAAGTCAGAACTCATTAAATGTACAATCAAACATCAACGACTCATTGGATTGTGTGTTGAGTTACGTGGAGATAACATAAGATGTCAAACACAGTTGGACAGGATACTTCCGTATATCTACAGAATGGTATCAAAGACAGATATTTCTATGGATTAAGAAGAACCGATGAAGGCACATTGTTCATTGGTAAAGTGGACCAACTGGCGGCAAACGATCCTGTATCAATTAACAATCCAGGAAATATTGATGACAACTTTAAAGAATTTGATCAAGGTTATGATTTTTTTGAAGGCAGAGATCTAAACCATGATAAACCATTTAGAAATTTAAGATACGAGCAATTTAGATGGGATGATGTGAATTTAAATTATTACATCAACGAAGAAGGTGAATTGGTTGTGAGAATCAACAGTAATGTGGGAGATGGTGAAATCACTTATCCACAAACAGACGAAAGTGCAATTAGAGAAGAAACCATATTCACTTTTGATAAAGAAGGTTACTTAATGGACAGTAACGAAATAACATTCGATAGAGGATAAAGTAGGAGGAAAAAACGAATGACACGACAACTTGTAAACACTGGTATTATCCCAAATGACGGTCAAGGTGACTCGTTAAGGGACGCTGGTGGTAAAATAAATGCCAACTTCAGTGAATTATACACTGCACTTGGAAATGGAACAGCATTGACTGTAATCAATAACAACTTAATTACAGCAACAGGTTCAAACAGAATTACATTTTTATATCAAACACTAGCAGAACTACCAGATGCA